ACTTGATATGCTACCTCAGCAGATTCTTTGTACTTCTGTGAATTTTTGTTTGGTTCTTTTTTACCCTCACATACCCAACTAAACTGACACATTTTAGATAGATATGCAATGCCCTCATCATTTGTCTTTTCAACAGGCGTTGTCTGATAAATTACAGCACAGGGATTTTTTGCAAAACCATGTTGAACTCTATTCATTACTACTCTTGCTACTGCGGCTTTGCCTTCAATTGATTCAGACCCTGCTTCATAATAAATGTTTTTGGTCATACAAACAAGTTGTTTTGGGTCAATTGCTGCCGCAACTTCTTCCGGTTCTTCTATTTCTGCAACTGGAATGTTTACTACAGTAAACTGCAAGCCTAAAAACAGTATCATTGATCCAATCAATAATCTGCCGGCGACAATGGCATATTTTTTAAAAATTTCCATAATTATCCTTTCATCTGATTATAACACAGATGTTGAATTTTACCTAATTTAGGCTACCCAACAATCACAGTTACATTTAATTACTTCGTCTATAGCTTCACTAACGCTATAGCTAGAAGATATGAGTGACCCGCCGGTGTAGTTTGTGTTCAAGTTTGGCGGTATCAAGTCTTGGTAGTCAGATCCTGCAAGACTACCGGGTACATAAGGGCCACCACCATCTTCTGGTAACCCGGGGCCTACTGGTTGTATCGGCCCAACTACAACAGGATCAGTACAATTAGGTACAGTAAACATATTTCCGTATATGTTTATTGCACCTGGTGCAGTATTCTGATCGGTGACAAAAAACATATCTTCTACTTGATTATAGTATCCTGTTGGAACAGGAATTGCAATATCACCGTCTACGATAACTGTTAGGAAGCTAGGAGTAGTATAAGGACCGCAGTTTGTATCTGCTGGTACTCCTGCAAGAGGGTTAGCTAATGGCACCGTGCCGTTAGCTTGTAATATCTTAGCTACTACTGGGTCAAGTCTGTCAGGTATGTTATTATCTAACTGAATACCCGCTTTCTCTAATCTATCTTGGTTTCGTTCTTGTCGCATTTGTGCTACTAGACTCTGCCCGCCAATAGTATCCCAATTGCTAATTGCTTCTAATGTAGGTGAGTGCATGTGGGGCAATGTATTCTTAGAGAACTGCGGTATGGAGTCAACAAACCCAATCAAGGTGAGGGGGTATTGAGACAGAAATACATCTTTAGGATCAGGCACTGGGGTAAGTGCAGTGTATCTAGTGCGTTGCTCAATTTTTAATTGCACACCCGTAGAGTTCCACATAATGTTTAAATTCTGAACTGCAGGATTGTTACCTTGATATATTACACTTATTTCTGCATTAGCCTGGTCAATATAAGCCTGCACTACATCATTCATAGGTGCTGGCCATCCATTAACACCCGAAGATACTAGACCGTTTCTGCCCCACACATCCCCTGTAGTGTTTGTTCCAGCAGTACTAATACTTCCGTTAGCTTGCACAGCTAACGTTGCTGTAGGTGGATGCTGTATGGTCACTGTTTCTAGAGGCATGTTTGCATTAACCCAGCCGGCACTCTGCGGTGGATAAAACGGTGGTGTTGTATTAGGGTATATGTTACTACCAGACCAATTAGTCTGAACAGTGTGAGCCCATAAGTATTCACCACCATTGTTTATGGTGACATCTTTAACTCTACCGAACGTTCCTCCACCCATAGATGCTGCATTCGTATCGTCAATGCCAACAAAAGATATAGCAGATGCCCCTACGTTATTGGGTGATATGGTAATAGTAGGATTAGGAGCAGTGCCTCTACTATATCCGCCACCGTCTTCATCAAATGACAATACTATAGTATAGTACCAATCATATTCTTCCGGTGATCCTTGATTTACCCATATAGTAGGTGAGTTGGTAGGAGCGAATAAATATTCCTGAGGATCGTAGTCAGGCTCCTCAGGGTCGGGCTGGTAATCGGGGTTTGGTGTATTCGGACCGGGTGTAGGCGGGACATATGCTTTTTGAATAGCATATCTATATGGTTGTGTAAGGCCTATTTTTGCTTTTTCCCAAGTGACTGCAAGAAACAATTGGTTATATATGTTAGACAGTTTAGTTGTTGTTAATGTTTGTATAGCAGATTGAATACTTGACCAAGGATAAGGTAATCCTGACATTGAACCAAACAAGTCAGACATAGTATACGTACCTTTAGGGCCACTGCCTAGTGCAGTGAGAGCTAGACCAGCAGTGTTAAGTACTTCATTCGTCGGCACCCCTGATCCGTTAACTTGATTCAGTCCCTTGATTGTCTCTAAGTTAGGTACAATTTGTGCAAACTGTTCTATGTTTGTCTTGTTTATATTACGAATCTGTTGCATTGTCGCACTGAAGGCGCCGGCGGCAATCGCAACATCAGGTGGTAAAATATTTTGTAGGTAGGATCCAAAACCTTCAGCCGCTACTTGAATGTTTAATCCTGAACCTGATGTTGTTCCTGTATTTTCTGCCATGTATTAACCTTGTCCTGGATTTTGTGTAACTGTTCTTGTATAATAATCAAGTAGTCCTGCCGTATTTGGATCTTCAAATCCAGCAGTTGTATAGACACCGATGTTGTTTTCTTCCATGTAACCACGAATCACTGCACGTTGTTCTGCGGCAGGTAAGTTAGTGAATGTAGCATATTCTGATGATACCCATGTACCGGTTCTATCATTCCATAACCAGTCTGGTCTAGGTGGTTCACCACGATCATATGGTACTTGGGGTCCTGAACCAGGACCTGGTCCTACAACTACTTGACCTGCACCTGCATAAACTCCGCCACTCAGAATAAATTCAGAGCCTGAATCTTGACCAGGACCTGTGACAAATTGAGGATTAGGACTTGATAACTGTTGACTTGGATATGATTGAGTTGTTATCGGAGCTGGTCTATTTCCTATCACAGGTGGAGTACCTGGCAATGGTTGCGGACCTACTTGTCCAACTACAGAAGGTGAACTTAGTGTGGGGTTTACGCTACCAGCACCGTATATAGGATAGTATGTTTTGCTATTAGTAGGCAAGTTAGGTTGTACATTGTACAACGGCACCGTTAATGACTGATAGCTATTGGGGAATAGTTTCTTAGGATTTAATAAATCAGCTAACGATTCTAATCCTTTAGTTTTACAATTAAGAGGTATTAGAATATCTTCTAAGTCAACACCGACTATGATTAAGAATGCACCGTATACTTTTTGTTGCTGATTACTAGTAATTGGCACTGCATCATCAATTATATTTTGAACTTCTTCCGTAGATAGCCCACTAGACAACAACGCCAAAGTTAACGACGGAGTTATTGCATTGAACTCTCTTATCGTTTGCAACAATACAGATGGTAAACCAAATGTAGATATCTTACGCAAGTCGATAGCTTTGCCTAACGCAATCAAGTCTTCACCAAAAGGTCTCAATGCTAAGTTAACACCTGCAACGTCAGCACTTATCAAGTCATTCATGTTGCTGTATGTACCTTGCAAAAAGCCTTTTGAAGCTTCCATAGCAAACATTGCAGAGTTAGAATAATCTACAAAACTAGACCCTGTGATAAAGGATGAACAAAAATCTTTATAGAATACATATGGTGCAGTTTGTTCACCGTTCCAATTGAATTCATTCCAAGCTTGCAGTGCAATTAGTCGCACATAGCCCCATTGTGTAACCCCGTTACTACTATTATACGGATTCCATGCCGCTCTCAACGCTGTATTTGGACTACCATTATTTGAAGGACCTGTCCAGTCGTATGTATATGGCTTACTATTCCCTAAACCAGGTATAGACACGCCATAAAAAATATTACCTTGTACTGTTGCTGTCCCTAAATCAAGAGATGACAGTACAGTGAACGATCCTATACTAGAAGTCTCTACTTGCCAATAGCCATTGTACCCTTGGGGGTCAGTGATGCTCGGTGATGTTACTCCACTTATTCTGATGAACGTACCTACCGGGAACTGCACAACTGTACCAGTACCATGAGTCACGGTGAAACGTTCAATAGTAGATGTAATGCCTACTGTTGCTATACTATTAACTGCTAAGCCAATACTTATCAAGTTATCATACACCGCATCAGTAACGACACCTCGGTTGTATGCATCGTTTATTGACCAAGTCAATAATCTAAGACAAGTGTTTTGAACTACTGTACCAAATGTATAGTCAGCATATGTTTTGCTTTGCCCCATGTGCGCAGCCGCAACTGGATTTATATTAAGACCTGTATTTTGTAATACAGATCCTAATACGTTTACACCTAAGGGACTTTGTTTACCTGAATCTGCCATAATTATTTACGGACAAAAAGTGTCAGTACTGCCTTCAGCTATGCTATGACCGCATGTATTACCTGAACCCACTCTTAACACAGGTGAGTTCTCTGCAAATACAGTAGGGCTACCATCAGTAGTCATAGCCGCACGATGAGGTGGGTGGGGTTTTCCCCAAGGCGCATGGGGAGTGATTTGACTAACGTGAAGACCTACTGGTATGCCATTAGCAAATACAGTACTAGCACCACGCATTATCCTACCACCTACTTGATTAGCATCCCCCAAGCGACTTAATTTTGCCATATTATCCTAAAATTAGTTTCTTATCTGGTACTTTGATACCAGTAGTTGCTTCTAAGTACTTCATCTTAACCGAATCGTCTGTAATACCAAGAATAGCAACGCTATTAGTATTTAGCTTAAATTCTTCCTTCGGATCAGCGGTAAATACACTAGGAATCATTTGCATACCCTGCTGCGTAGGTGCAATAGAAACTGGTTCTTCTAAAATAATCCAATCACCTCCTGCTTGCTTTACTTTAGCAATCAATTCTTCACCTGAATTGAGTTTGAAGGTATATACTTGACCTGGTTGTAGTGCTATTTGCATTAGTTACTTTCTGTTAATTTTTGTTTAAGTTCAGTGAACCCACCGATAAGTTCACCGTTCATAATGATTTGGGGAACTGTTCTTGCTGTTGGGATTGCTTCAAGCAATTCTTCTTTTGACCATCCGTCTCCAATTTTACGTTCTTCAAATTGGATACCTTTTTGATTTAACAATGCCTTTGCTTGATCGCAATAAGGGCAGTGATACTTACTCCATACGATAGTTGTCATTTTATTTCCTTTTAAATGTTTGGTAATGAGTCATAGTCTAATGCATCTGACATTACACCGATGACATAGTTAGTTGACTCGGTTTCTTGCAGTGCAGACTGCTTCTTACTTGTGTCAGAATGCTTGTTGAACCATGGAATAGGAGTAGTTTTAGGTGCGATACTGGTGTAGCGTATACCAATTTCTTTCAATGCTCCGGCTGCTGTATAGTCCACAAAGTCTTTTAATACAGTTGCGTTTAATCCAATAACAGGACCCAACTTAAACAAGTAGTCTGCCCACTCTTTTTCTTCTCGAATAACATCCATGTACAGTTGATACACTTCAGCTTCGCATTCTGCTTTAACAGCGGCAAATCTTGGATCTTCTTTAATTACTTGATTAATCAAGAATGCAGTCCAACCCTTGTGCAATAGTTCGTCTTGTAGAATCAAGCTAATGATGTTACCATTACCAATAAAGATTTTATTCTCAACCATTGCCAAACTTGTAGCAAAACTTACCATAAATCTAAATGCTTCTAGCGCATAACTCGCATTCAATGCCATCCAAATAGCTTTAATGTGTTCATGCTCAGTAACAACTTCACCAATCTCTTTACGGCAGTTGATACGGTGCAGTGTATCATAGTACAAACCTACACTTGATGCCATGCTAATGATTTCTGATGTGTCGTGGATAGTATTAAACACTTCCTTAGGCACGTTGTAGATGTTACGAATGATGTGACTGTAACTGCGGCTGTGAATGTTTGTTTCAAAGAAGCCCCAATTTAACATCAATGCTTCTAGTTCGGGAAGACTAACTACAGGTAAGAAAATCTGAGTAGGGCCACGGCCTTGCAAACTATCTAGTGCTGTTTGGCGTAAGACATTGCTAGTAAAGATATGTTTGACTGCATCGCTTGCATCTTTAAAGTCATTAGCATCTTTAGTAAGGCTAACTTCTTCCGGGACCCAAAAGAAACCACGTGCTGTTGTTTCAAAGTCTGCAATCTTTTTATATTTTACTTCTTCAAATCTTTGAATGGTTACGGGACCTTCCGGGTCCAAAAACATTTTTCTATTCAAATAATCTGTTTTGGTTGTTAAGTTGTATTGTTGTGTTGACATGTTGTTTCTCAGAGTTTACATGACTCGCATGATTCTTCATCATCAAAGTCAATTGCTTCTATCATTACCGGGGCTTCTTCTGCTTGCTGTTTACTACCTTGCTTGTTAATCAAACTATAGTAGAATGTCTTAATACCCCACACATGTGCTTGCATCAAGTTCTTAGCAATCAATGTTGTAGGTACTTTTCTGTCAGCAAAGTTTGCAGGGTTATAGAATGTGTTAGTTGATATTGACTGGTCGATATAAACTTGTAGTACGGCTGATGTTTTTAAATATGCATCGCAGTCTTTTTGTTCCCACATCATTTGATACTTGTTCTTCAACTTGTGATATTCGGGTACAACTTGAACGAAACTTCCTGCTTTACTTTCTTTGACAGAAATTAGACTCATGGGCATTTCAATGCCGTTAGTAGAGTTAATAACTACACTGCTTGATTCTACAGGAGCGATAGCCATTTGTGTAGCATTACGGACACCGTAACTACGCATCAACGCACGTAATCCTTCCCAGTTTAATTCAGGGGTAAAATCTGCTAGTTCATTAACACCGTTTGCTCTACGCTCCCAAGGGAAGATACCCTTACCATAGTATGTTTGGTCACTGTTGTCACAACGACCACGTTCTTGTGCAAGTTCTACACTAGACTCTGTTAAGTAGAATGCTTGATGCTCCATCCATGATTTAACTTCTTGCAGTGCATCTTTATCACCGTACTTCATACCGCGCTTGGCATGCCAATATGCTAGGTTTGTAACACCGATACCTAGAGGACGAATCTCGTCATTACTCAACTTAGACTGGATAGAAAGAAAATCTTGGTAATCGAGAATATTGTTAAGGCTACGGTGAAGAATGCGGCAAGCCCTACGCATATCTTCTGGGTTGCGGAAAGCTCCCCAGTTGATGCTACCAAGTGTACATAAAGCGATACGACCATCGGGATCATCAAGACGTTTAAAAGACTTAGTAGGTAATAGGATTTCACAGCAAAGGTTACTCTGGTAAATTGTATGATACTCAGGATCAAATGGCCCTTGATTCATCACGTTGTCAATAAAGACAAGATAGATACGACCTGTATCAGTGCGTTCTTTTAAGATGCCGCCTTTGAATACATCTTCTGCATTCATTGTTTTCTTGCGGAGATCCTTGCGTTTTTCATACTTAACATATAGTTCTTCGAACAACGCTGTATTCGTATAGAAGGCTTCGTATAGGTCTGGCACTTCATTAGGGTCAAAGAAGGTAATATTCTCTTTATTCTTGAATCGTCTCCAAAAGAATGCAGAAAGCACCACACCGTAATCCATGAAGCGGACTCTTGTTTCGTCTGTGCCCTGGTTGTTTTTGAGCACAATAAGGTCATCAAATTGATGATGCCATATGGGATAGAAAACCGTAGCAGATGCATTGCGAATGCCTCCTTGTGAACATGAACGTAGATCACCGAACCATTTCTTTAAGAACGGAATCATACCAGTGTGCATTATTTCGCCACCGCGAATAGGACTACCCAGTGGGCGTAGACGACCGATCTCTAAGCCAATGCCAGCACGTTTGCTAGCATACTTGGCCATCATCTCACCTGATGCAAAGATTGAATCTAAATCATCGTCACTGCGAATCAATACACAAGAGCTAAATTGCTTAGTGGGAGTTCCAAGTCCTGCCAAAACTGGCGTAGCCAACGTGAACAAGCCGTCACTAGCCGCTGTGTAATACTCTTTGATGAGTCGCATACGTGCTGCCAGAGGTTCTTCTTTGTGAAAGATCGTTGCGGCTGCAACCAAGTATCTGACTTGCGGTGTTTCATAAATTTCCTTTGTGGAACGATTACGAACAAGATACTTCTCAATCAGTTGCTCAATAGCGGCATAACTATATTGTTCGTCTTTAGAATGGTCAA